GAGGACCACGGCGCCGCCGCCGCGCCGCCGCTCAGGTTGTCCTGCGCGGCGCGGTTGGTGGCCACCAGCGCCAGCGTCACGCCGCGCTCAAGCGCCGCGAGTACCGCGGCGGCAAAGTCGCGCAGGTGCGCCGGCATGGTGCGCGGCGTGTAGATGCTCACGCGGTGCCCGCCGGCGTGGTGCTGAGCGGGTAGCGGCCGGTTTCCACGAAGCCGCTCACCACGGCGGTGCCGTCGTAGAGGGTGGACTCGTCCACGCCCATCGCGCGCATCGCCTCGCCCAGCCAGTAGTTGGCGTCCTGCAGGCGCGCATCGTGGTGCTTGCGCAATTCCGCCAGCACCAGCGCCTCGTCCTTGTTGTTGCCGACGGCCGCGTTCGCCTCGTAGAACACGATTCGGCGGCGAAACAGCACCGCGGCGGCGTAGTTGGTTTCCGCCTGGCGCGCACCGTCCTCGGCATACGAGCCCGGCGGCATCGCCGCGTACGAGCTCGCGCCGCACTTCTGCTCCACCCACAGGCTGGCCGAGGTGATCACCTTGGTCAGGTATGCCTGGAAATCGGCCGCGCTCAGGCTGCCGAACTGGATGGCGTTAAAGCCCTCGTCCTGCAGATCGGCGATGCTGGCCTTGGGAGTGCCCATGCTTCCTCGTTCCTGAAAAAATGCCGCGCGGTCGGCCGCGCGGCATGGGTCTATGCCTGGGCGCGCTGGCTCAGGTGAACAGCACGCGGGCCACCTGGTCGGTATCACCGATCGCGGCGTTGGTCTGGAACGTGCCCACGTAGTCGTTGGCGCGCACGTAGATGTTGCGCTCGCTTTCCACGGTGAGGTCTTTCCAGTCGCCGCGCTTCATCTTGCGGCCCGGCAGGATGAGGTAATAACCGCCGACATTGGCCGGGATGTAGGTGCTCGCCACCACCTGGCTCACGTGCACGTTCACCGGCTGCACATTGGCGTTGTAGGCCACCTGCAGCGTGCCGGCGGTCGCCGTGAGCATCTTGGTGACGCGACCCACATCCTCCGGTGCGCAGACGATCACGAACCCTGCGTTCTGGCCGGCGCCGTAGCCCTTGCCGCGCACCTTGCGCAGGATGGTGGCGGCCGCCTGGTTCAGCGTCTGCGTGTCGGACACGTTGAACGCCACGTTGACGGCATTCGACAACCCGGTCAGCAGGTCGTAGTGCCACTCGGCCTTCTTGTCCCACGCCTTGGCGTTGAACTCGGCCACCGTGTCGCTGACCATCCACCACTTCTGGAAGCGCAGCCAGTCGTCCTCGATGCCCACGCCATCGGAGAACGTGCACACCGGCACGCTCATCTTGCTGTCGGTCACCGCGCGGCGGATCTTCACCTTTTCGCCCGACTTGATCTGGCCGAACGTGATGCCCTGATTCGCGTCCAGGATGTCGAAGCTGTCCAGGATCGAGCTGCGCATGTCCACCATGTCGTAGATGGCGGTGTAGCCCGTATCCATGTCCGGCATGTTGGTGTGGAAGAACTGCACCACCCGGTTGGTCGGGTCGACCAGGTTGGGGTTGTCGCCCGGCACCGCCCACTTGGTGGACAGGTAGGCCTTCACCTGGTCGGTGCTGGGAACCTGCACGCGCCCGTCCTTGCTGCCGATGACCTTGATGCCGCCCTCGGTGGACACGCGCGGGCTACCGCCAAGGTCGCGGAAGATCGCGGGCAGGCTGAACTCCAGGTCGATGGCCTGGGCGAGCGCCTTGAGCTGCGCCTTCGGATCGGCGATCGCCCCGAGCTTGCCGAAATTGCTGAACGTCTGCATGGGTGGGCTCCTTAAGCCGCGAACGTGTCGAAGGCCACGAGGCCGGTGGTGGCATCACCCGCCAGCGCCGGTTCCAGCGCGTGGCCGATCGGCGTGTTGGCGGCGACCACGTTGGTGATCACCTTGGCGGCGTCATCCCAATAAAGCTTGTCCAGTGCCGACCAGGCCACCGCCGCCTTGGGCGCACCGCTGATCTCGGCCGCGTAGGTGAAGCCGTTGATCGCGTTGGCGAGCGCGTAGTCGGTGGGGATCAGCAGGTGCCCGTTGCTGAGCAACGGCACATGGGCGGTGGTGGCGACCGCCAGCGTGAGCTGGACCGTCTTGATCTGGTCGAAGGCCGAGCGAATCTGCAACATGGGGTTATCTCCTGATGCCGTGGCGGGCGTTTAGGCCGCGATGGCCGGGTTGCTGAGTGGCGAGCCTTCGGCGGGCGCTTCGGCGCCCGGGGCGCCGCGATTCACCTCCGCGCCCTTGATCTGGTGCCGCGTCGGCAGGCGCACTTCAAGGCCCTTCTGCATGGCCTTGAGCCGCTCCACCGGCATCTCGGTCAGGAATGCCTTGGCGTCGCGCACGTTGTCGTCGGTGTCGCCGGTGATCTTCAGCTGACGCTCGATCGTCACGATGTCGTCCACCAGCGCGCCCTTGTAGGCGCGGGCGTCGGCGATGTGCTGCTTGAGGCTGGCCGGCTGGTCCAGCAGCGCGGCATCGTCCCCCAGCGCCGTCTTGAGGCTGGCCAGCTGTGCGGCACTCTTGTCGCCGTTGGCAGCCTTGGCCTGCAGCGCGACGATTTCTTCTTTCGTGAGGTCCATGGTCTGCTCCAGTTCGGGATTCGTTCTTGCGTTCTTGACGGCGCGTGCGCCCTGTTGGGCACCCAGCCACACCAGCGACATTTCCATCGCCTTGCCGGGCGACGGCCAGCGCACGGCGGTCAGCTCGCGGCCTTCGGCGTCCTTGATGGGCTGCGGCGATGGGGCGGTGAAACCGATGCTGCAATCGCCGGCGATGCCGGCGTCCTGCTTGATCAGCAGCGCGGCGTTCTCGGCGGTCTTGGCGAAGTAGGTGCTCGCGTAGAGCACTTTCACCTGGGTGCGGTCCGGCGGCAGCTGCAGGTCGGGCTCGCGCAACAGGGTGCGCGCCGCGTCCAGCGACATGGTTTCGGTGCGGCAGGCGTACACCTTGCCCTCGGCCGGACCGCCATCGCTGCGATAGCTGGTCGGGTGGACGATGTACACGCCCTTGCCCGGCAGCGACGTGGCGAAATCGTCGAGCAGGCTCTCGTCGAAACACTCGTTGTCGCGGTCGATGCAGTTGTGCGCCAGCACGTACTCGCGCAGCTGCAACTCGTCGGCGGAGAACGGGCGCAAGGTGTATTTGCCGATGGCAGCCAGCACGGCATCATCGGCGGCCGGGGCCGCCTTCAGGTGCAGCGCCAGCGCCTTCTGGTGGCTCACTTGGTGCTCACCTTCGCCGCAGGCTTGATGTTGCGCACGCGCCACGCGGCTTGCTCGCCATGCAGCGGGCCGGAGTACTCGGGGTGCCGCCAGTCGTCGCGGGTGATGGGTGCGGGTTTGTCGGCGGCTTTCACCGCCGGCGCCCCCTTGTTCCCCACCGCTGGAGAATTCTTGTCGGCGCTGTCGGTCTCACCGTCGCCCAGCACCACCAGCTGCTTTTCGATCGCAGCCACCAGGGTGCTGCGCGGGGTGGCGCTGGCCGTTTCCTGCGCCAGCAACTCCACTAGGTCGGCGCGCTCCATCGTTGCCAGCTTGTCGGTGATCTGCACCACCGGCTGTTGCTGCAACGTGGTGATTTCGGCCTTGTCCATGTGATGCGCCTCTGCGTGCTTATGTCGCTGTAGGGCACATCAAACGCGGTCGTGAGGCGGCGCAGCAAGGCCCGCGGCGCCGCCTGCAACAAGCGGCGGCGCTACTCCACCACGCCGGACAGCACGCAGCGGCAGATCGGATGGCTATCGCGCACCGGCATCGGCCCGGAGCCGACCACGTACGGGCTGGCCGCTTGCAGCTCGGCGCAGACAACGCAGGCGCCCGGCGTGGTGCGCCAGTCGTAGCGGCCGATGCCCATGCCCTTGAGCGCATCCAGCTGGCCCACCGCGTGGGCATACGCGATTTCCGACGTAGCCAGGCGATCCCAATCGTAGGCGTGGCCGGCGAACCGCTTGCGCAGCTGCGCGGCGACCTCGCGCGGATTGGTGCCGTTGTAGGCGCCATCGCGAAGCGCCTGCACGATGTCGTTTTCGTACACCCGCACGGTGGTTTTTTGAAGCACGTTGTGCAGCTCGGTCGCGGTGGTGTCCGCATACAGCTGGCGCATGTTGGCGATCACCTGCTGCGCCTGGGCCGGGTAGTCCGGCGCCGGTACCGGTAGGGGTACGCCATCGGGGGCCGGCACCGGGGCGGTCGGGGCTGGCAGGGTGTTGGCCACGTTCTCCACGCCGCGCGACCAGGCGGCCACCGCATGAGCCACCAGCGCGCCGTCGCTGGCGCTTTGCACCTGCACGAACTCCGCCTGCAACACCACCAGCTGTTGCAGCAGACGCGTGGCATCGAACATGAACACCGCGTCGTCCGGATGCGCGGCCTGCAGCGCCAGCAGGCT